GAGCTATTCCGAGGATCAGGTGCAGCAAGCGGCAAACTCCTCCTTCTGGGAGGACTTTGCGGAGTGGGTAGAGGTCCAGTCCCGTGCACGCAAACTCCCTGTTCTGGGGGACGGCAGACGCGCTGAGAAGGTGGTCTGCCTCTCTCCGGGGTATATCTTATCGCAGGATTCAAACACCTGCCGTTTTCAAATTCAACTCCAACTTCAGTATTATCAGGAAGGGAGATAACACATGACTGTTACCGAAGCAGTGGCAAAGGCCAAGGAACTTTTTGGCATTGAGCCGAGCGCAGCCTACAAGGGCATTGAGACCGCAGACGACTTTGTGTTTGCCATCCAGACGGACGCCACCAAGCAGACCGCTGAAGGCAATTGGAGCGTTTGCGCCGATCACGTTAAGGAGCACAGCGGTGCCCTGAACGTATCCACCAGCGACAGCACCTACATCCGATCCGGCACCGGTACTACCAAGGGTGCCACCCAGCGCACCCTCACCATCAACGGTGACCGCTGTGTGGGAGACGAGTTTCAGGACTTCCTGCTCTCTCACAAGATCGCTTTCGGCAGTGGCCAGTCTGTCGTTGTGCCGTACATTTACTTCTCTCTGCGCACTGGCAAGGGTGAGAAGGGTACCGGCGCACTGATCCTGACCTCGGACAAGGGCGGCGCCGCGGGTGCAAACGCCACCTTTGCCTGCGATTTCAAGGGTATCGGCACTCCTACGGAGTACACCTACGCCCCCGCCTAACTTCACACATCAGCCCTCGTCACCCGCTGGCGGGGGCTCTTTTTATAGGAGACTAACTATTAAAAGTCAAGCCCCAAAATGAAAAAATCCCCTAAAATCCGTCAACCATTCGCTGCCCATGACAAACAGCATTCAAATGCTGGTCTTGGGACAGCGAGGGCGACGGAGAGAATAGCAAAGCAAGCCCAGCTAACCCTCGCAAAAACAGGATAGCATTTGAATGCTTCGGTTTGTCAAGGGTTCGCTGCGCCAGCTAAGTTGTTCTTGGATTTCGCTCAGGCTCTGGAGAAAATCAAGCAGCCGTAAGATACGCTTTTCCAGACTTTTGCAAGGCATAGATCAGCCGCACGAGTTTCTTCATGGCATGGGACAGGGCAACATTGTAGTGTTTTCCTTCAGAACGTTTCTTGGCAAGGTATTCAGCAAAGACGGGATTCCAGTGGCAGACGTACTTGGTTGCGTTGTAGAGAGCGTATCGCAGATAGCGAGAACCGCGTTTTTCCATGTGAGCATAGCAGTTTGTGAGTTTGCCTGACTGGTATGTAGACGGAGAGCAGCCAGCGTAAGCAAGGACTTTGTCAGGAGAATCAAAGTTGGAGAAATCGCCGATTTCAGCAAGAATCATGGCAGCGGAATGAACACCCATTCCGGGAATAGAAAGAATCGGTGGATGCAATTCATCCATGATTTGCTGAATCGAATCTTCAATTTCATCAATCTCGGAGGTGAGTTCCTTAATGAGTTTAATGGTGTGCTTCAATTCTAGAGATTTGGCAGACATGACAGAACCAATGGAAGTTCTGGCGGCCTCTCGAATCTGGATGGCCTTTTCTTTTTCGTAGCGTCCCTTGGACGCTGTTGCAAGAAGATTTGTCAGCTTGGTGAGATGAATTTCTGAAATCTGTTTTGCACCGGGATATTCACTGAGGAGCGCATAAACCGAAGCA